AGTAAGTACCATTAGGCTGTACAATCAGAAGATTGCCTCCACCATTAGGCACAACATGCTGTGCACCACCACCACCAGGAATGTTGGAATCAAAGCCAATGAAGTTAGCGAATGTATCCCCACCTAGATTTAGAGCAGCAGCCTGAACAGTGCTTTGAGTAGTAACGAGAGCTGTTGGAAGAAGGGGTGAACCTTGACGACCGTCAGCAGTGTCGATGATTACATTATGGTTAGCAATCATATTGCCGTCCCACATTGCATAGTTACCGCTGTACAGTTTGTTAGAACTGCTACGCTCGTCAGCTTGGAGAATAGCTTCCATGTAATCGGGATCACTGCGAAGTGGACGAAGCACTGCGTCAGGGGCGAAGAACAGGTAGCCAGGAATCTCGGTTTTATCATCCCCTCCAACATTCATGGGCTCACCGCCTTGAGCGATCAAGGCTTGTTTTGCTTCCTGAATGATGTCGGTACTAAGACCTTCAGCGTAGGTAACTGCCCCATTAGCTCCGTAGTCGGAGATCAAGTTGGAGGTATTGTTGTTTAAGCAAGTGTCACGAAGGCACGACTGAATGTGGTCTTGCTCTGTACGCCCTGCCCACTCGGACATAACCTCAGCGGAAAGCTGATCGATGGTTTTACCAGTGAATCTCATAAGTTTGATAACTTGCGTCCATGCGACGGCGTGACGAATTAAGTCAACCTCCACACTGAAAGTACCAAACTTTAACTTACCAGTGTTGTTTTTGAGGATTGCTTCCCCACGAACACCTTGACCACGGATAGGAGCGACAGAAGTGAAAGTCACTTTATCTGATCCACCAGCGGAGAGATCTCTTTTTTCAACTACAGGAGCAGCCGATCCTTCAGATCCGATGAATTTGGAGAATACATTCTTTTCACGAGCATCACGAGTTACGAGCTCCGACCAAAGCCGTGTACGCAAATCGCCGTTAGCGAAAATATCTGTAGTGTAGTTAGTATTATTTGAAAGAAGGTCAACATTACCAATACCTGGTTGTGCTGCCCCTTGAGTTGTTTTAATAGCCATTTTATTTAATAATTATAGTGTTTTTTGTTAAAACCCTATCTAAGAAACTGCCTACCATCTGGCTGACCTAGCATTTGAAAAAGTTGTTCGTTTGAAAGGTTGCCTACATTGTTAAGGACTTGTTCCGCAGATATAGGTTGGTTTGCGGGTTTTGCAGTCTGTCCTGTTGTCAAAACTTTAGCCTGATTACCCATGACGGGTGGTTGTTGCTGAGGTGCAACTTGCTGAGGTGCAACTTGCTGAGGTGCAACTTGCTGAGGTGCTTCTGTAGCACCCTTACTCATTGCAAACTCATTTGCCATAATCTCAGGCCATCGTGGTGACGCAAAAACTGCTGCATAGTCGGGGTCTTGCTCAGCGTTTGATATAAAGTAGTCAAACTCCTTGCGGTACACCGAGTTCTTGTTATCCAGCTCTGGATACTTTGAAACGGCATTATTCCGACTCTCCAACGCTCTTTGCCGTTGGGATTCTTGAGCAGATCGAGTTTCTTGTTCTTCCTGCATCTGACGCTGATTTTGCAAATTATTGATCTCTAGCTCCTTTCGAAACAGATCTCTTTGAAGCTGTATAGCTTTAGCAGTGTCCATATCTTCAGTAGCCTCAGCAATTTGAGACTCCAAAGAAACAACGCTTTCTTTCAAACCGTTAAGATTTAATTCATATGGATCTTCTTCTGGTTGGCTCGGTTGTTGAACCTGAGCAACCTGCGGTTGAGCGGTTTGCTGTCTTCCGTATATTACATCGGAAGCATCTTGAAAACTGCCCTCGAATCCAGACGATCTGTACAAATCAATAACTTGTTGATCGAGCTCGCTTCTTGGTCTTACTCTTCTTTTCGCCAGACGGTCGGCATCACTTTCAGCCTCGTTCGTCTCTATAATCTCGGTAAAATCCTCCTCTTGATCGCTCACTTCGCCTAACGGCTCAGTTTCGCTTTCTTGAGATGGAGTCTCCTCGATCTCGGGGCTTGCAACTTCATTGCTAGCCTCGGTTCCTAAAGCATCTCGGAGAGCGTCGGTTGCCACATCCGAAAGATCTTGTTGTTGTTGAGGGGATTCAAC